CAGACGGTTGCACCATCAACAAGGCGGAAACCGCCAATAAGATCATCTTCATCAGTTTCAATAGTAATGTTTACACGGATGAGTTCTCGTCCGAGTTGGGCACAGGCTTGTTCGACAGAAAACGTTTTACCGTTACCCGAGAGACCCGTGATAAACGTAGGGTAGAATAGGCCGGACTGAATAATTTTTTTAAGATCAGTAAAGTTACCAAACTTGACGAAGGAATCATCTTTAATAGGAATAAGGTTTTGTTCGACAGCAGGCAAAGCAGGGGGTGCCTGATATGTTTGCTCAAGTTTTTCTTGTACGGTAAGATTCCATTTACCACGACCAACCTTATAGTCCTCAAGTTTTTTTGTAACTGTTTGAGGAGAGATGTCATTCATAGCTGACCATGCACGAATTTCTGCATGGGTAACAGATTCACCATAAGTTTCTTGAAGAGACTTTAGAATGAAATCAGTGGAGAGAGACATGATGTTCGGTTGTTTGTTTCAACTGAAGTAAGTATACAAGAAAAAAGGGGTCTTGCGACCCCTCAGTGGACAGTTTAGAGATTGCCCAAATAGTCTTCCAATTCTCTTACAAGTCTTTTTCTAGAGTGTCTTCTATCAAGTTCAATACCAACAGTTCTACCATATTCTTCAAGTTCATCCTTACTCATATCTTTGATTGATACATCACTTTCATATGGAGTGGGTTCAACAACCTCTTCTTCAGGAGCAGAAGGTTGTTCTACTACAGGTTCTGGTGTGGGTGCAGGAGCAGGTTGCTTACCACCCAATAAATCTCCAAATCTAGACATTTTTAATACCTATTACTATAAAAATATTTATCACACGATAAGTTCAATAAACTCATTCAGAATCTTTTTATTCATTTTTTTAGTCTTAAGACTCTTAACAAAAGCACTTTTGATTTGAGTTTTAGTAGCTCCTTCATCAACTTCAAAATCAGAATCACTAGAAAGACTGTTTCCAGAAAGTCCAAAGTAAGAATGATATCCAGAATTTTTGATTGTGAATGATTTTTTCTTCTTCCAATCCCTCATCGTTTTATCATGAAGTTCACCACCATACCCACAATAAGAACGAATAAATGAACCAGAATCACGAGAAGCAAGAACACGAATGCCAATAAAATTAACATCCTTGAATGTCTCTCTAAGATCTTTGAGAAACACATCCGTAATCTTATTCCAATCAACATTCAGAGAATAAGTATTGCCAGTTTTTCTGTTTCGAAGAAAGCAGTTATGTCCCAGTGATCCAGTGCCAATGAAGGGTTCACTTTCCCAACGACGTTGAATTTCACGATGAAACTTAGGAGGATATCCTTCACCATCGGTAAGAACAATACACTGAACTTTTTGAACTTTATTTTCTTGTTTAAATTTTGGCAGAATTTTATGAAGGGCAATCATTGATTCGTTCAAAGGAGTTCCAGAAAGACCCATACCAGTAGGAATTGTATAAAGAGAATAAGTAGTACGATCAAAATAGTATGCCAGTCGGAATAGATGCTTCATCTGCTCATCAAGTTCCTTTGCTTTGACATTGTGAGTCAGAAAATTCATCATAGAGAACCATTCCCCAATATGAAAAAGTCCGGCTTTTTTCTTATATGGAAGAGATTTTACCTCACGACATCCACTATCAAGATAATTTACCAAGGGGTATTCATTAGTGAATGCATAAACATCAAAGGGAATACCAACCTTCTTACAAAACCAAACAAGATTGCACATTTGTTTGATAGTATCAATCAAAACATCCTGCATAGATCCTGACCAGTCAAGAATAAAAACTAGTCCATGATTCTTACCATCAGCAAGAGTTGTTACTTTCTTGAACAGATCTTCATTGTGTCGATAAGTGTGTAACTTAGCTGTATCGAGAACTCCAGTCCTACTAGTAGTAGCACGAGCATAAGAGTCTGCAGACTTACGGCATTCGAATTCTTTGACAAGGTAATTCACCTCCTTTTGTGCAGATTTTTTAAACTTTGCAAACTCAGCATCAACAAAATCAAAAAGTTCTGCATCATCAGGATCACTCCATGCCTCACGACACCGAGCATGAACTTCTTCATTAGGAACAATAATTTTATCTAGATAAAGATCAGGAATTTCCACATACACATTCTCAATCCCATCCATAGATGCAAGATTGCGAATCGACTGTTCTAATGCGTCTACAGTTTTTACATCAATATCAGAACTAACTGATCCACCACTAGAATCGTTTTCATCAGTATCTGTCGATTGATCAGACTCTTCAGTCTCTTCAGTCTCTTGTGAAGATTCCTGCGATTCTCCAGATTCACCATCAGATCCTTGAGTGAATCCTTGCTCTGTCTGCACCTCAGAATTACCGGACACAGGAGATTCTAGACTGTCCATCTCAGTCTTAGTGTCAGTATTCAGTTGATCAAGACATCGTTGATGAAGTTTTTGTGCCGCCAGAAGAACCTCATCGAAAGTCTCACATTGTTCAATGATGTTGACAATAATCTCCTCATCATGGTCAAAAGGAATATTAACAAAGTTACCAATCTTGAAGTACAGATTCACACGATCCGCAAGATTCATTTTAGTAACATCATCACACTCAACACCGAAGAAGTCTTCATCAGCAAGAACTCGATATCCCGCATAGAACGTCTTAGGAAGACCAAGATAACGACGTTTCATCAACTTCTCAATACGAACATCCTCCACAATGTTTACAAACTGTGGAGGAACTTTGACATCTTCTAACCAGTTACGATCTGGTGTATAGAGTGCATGACCAACTTCATGCGCGACCAACATATCGTAAACTTCGTTGCCTGCTTTCTCCCACATGGGAAGAGTCAACACACGAGTGTGGACGTTAAAGCAGGCAGTCTCAACTTTCTTGTGCTCTACAACAAGATCTTCAGTTGCTAGGAGTTTAGCAAGTTGCGACTTGATCTCGTGTGAAACTGCCATAGTGTTCCGTTCGTATGGACTCATAATACGACGAAACCCGCCTAATGTGCGGGTTCATGTGACGCTTCTTCAATTGTCTCAGTGCCTCTTTTCGTGCTCTCATTGCTTGAGGTTTAAGAGTTCGTTTCTGATCTTTCTTAGAGTGATGCTGCCAGTTAGGGGTGTTCATCGGAAATTCCTTTGATACGTTTCCACTTATTATACATGGCTTGTAAATGCCATGACTCTGCCAAACTTTTTGCTCCGTTTTCTAGTAAATCGAGTTCTTTCTTGTTGCCAGTAAATTGTTTGTACTCTTCTTTCCAGTTCATATCATACAAGAGAATCCTTTAATTTTATCAAATCTTATGACACTTTCAAACTTGTCATGTAAATCTGACTTATGAGAAATCACAAAAATATTAGCATCTTTAATAACATACCGAATAATTTTAAGAAACTCATCTGTACCAAATCCATCAAGTGAAGAGTCAAACACTTCATCCATAATCAACAAGTTGGTGTTTACAGAATTTTTGAGTCTGGCGACTTCCCTCCATGTAAAAAGTAATGCCAGGTCAATTCTCATCTTTTCACCTTCACTGAAAGAACTGTAAGAAAAATGTTCGTGAATAGGTGACTCTACAGTTTCATTAAATTCTTCATCAAGTTTGAAATTAATGAAGAAATCCATCATTTGAAGATAACGATTTACTTGTTGATTTATGAACGGAAGATACTTCTTAATGATCTTCGTTTTTACACCATCGTCCTTGAGTAAGGAATAGGCAAAATCGTAATGTACGATTTCTTGTTTTTTGTCTGAAAGGTCTTCAATTGTCTTTTGGAGATTTTCTCTAAACTCTTCTAGCTTCTCATGTTCAGTATTTCTGTTCTGCAGGTTACTGGTAATAGTTTGAATTTCATGTTCAAGATCTCTGATTTGTCGTTGATTGAGGCTAATCCGAGTATTGTTTTGAGAAATGTCATGTGTTAGTTTTGTAATCTCCTTAGTGAGTACATTGAATTGACGTTCTCTTTCTTGTTCAAACTTAATGGTGGTTTCGAGTTCTTCGTAACCTTCCTTTAGTTCCTTTGCCCTATTTTTAACGTCATCAATTCTATTTACACGAAACTCTTCTTCAATATCCTGCTGACAGGTGGGACAAACCGTATTTTCTGCAAAAAACTTATGTTCTTTGGTAATTGTACTTACCTTTTGAGAGATTTTTCCACGAAGATTGTTTAGTTTTGATAACTTTTCTCTTGCTCCAGTTACCGACTCTTGCTCCTTAGTATACTTAAAAATGTTCTCTTCAAGACCAGAATTTTGTTTCATATAGGAGAGAACTTCTTCATCTAACTTATCAATTTTCTGGTTGTTAGCATCAATATTTGCATTGCCACGATTCTCAAGTTCTTCTATAAAATCTTGCTGCATCTGCAACTTATCTTTAATACTTTCCTTTTTCAAAGTCAAAGATTTTACTTGATCTTTCTTTGTTCTTATGTGATCTTTGATCAGATTATTCATCGCAGAAAAGATTCTGATGTCTAAAAGATCTTCAATAACATCCCTTCTATTTGCAGTGGACAATTGCATAAAAGGAACAAAAGTACTACTACCTAGAATTACAATCTGAGTAAATGACTTGTAGTTTACCTTAAGAATATTTTCTTCCAGAATTCGTTGATTAGCACGATCATCTGCTTCTTTATGAAGAGGTTGCCCATTTACTTCAATGTCAAAGACATTTGGTTTAATCCCCCTACGAACAAGATAGTCACGACTATTGACAGTAAACTCAATCTCAACAACACATTCTCTTTCATTTACAGTGTTGATGAGTTGTGGTTTATTAATTTTTCTAAATGGTTTATTAAATAATCCAAACGTTAGTGCATCCAACATTGTGGACTTTCCTGCACCATTTGTTCCCACAATTAGATTTGTATGATGTTGCTGAAAATCAATTTCAGTGAATCGATTTCCGGTTGACAGAAAGTTTTTATATCTAATCTTCTTGAAGTTTATCATTCTTTGGGGGGATTACAATATCGTTCGGTGTTATCACTGCATACTTGTAATTATACATCTTACACGTCTTTATGGCAAGTTCATCATCAACTTCAACAACATCCATTTCTGCATCTTCTTGCTCTTCTAATTGCATTGCATATCTCTCAGCATCATCTTCTTCTTCAAACAGAAATAAAACTTTATCTCCTTGATTATCCTGAACGGCGTAAGCACCGTCATTTTTTTCATCTCTGAGTGTAAGAAGAAACATTTTAATCTACTTCGCAAACTTGCTTGTATAAATCTTGGAAGATACCTTTGATCGTATTTTTATCAAGTTCGAATTCAGATTCGTCAATGTAACGATTTAGAATAGAAAGAGTATTTTCGTCCTCACTAATCTCAAATTCTTCGGATTCTTTGATCTCAAAGTTTTCAATAATTTTAAGATCGTGAACTCCGGCAGAATAAAGTTTGTCAATGAACTTTTCAAACTCTTTTGGTTTTGATTTTTTTCGAACAATAACTTTTACAATTTTGTTCTTGTATTCTGTAGTATTGAAAAGTTTATGATTGGTATCTTCATAATAGATGTTATAAAACAATTTATAAGGATTGTTAACTGGAGTGTGAGTGAGGGTATCCGTATCGAAGATAGTAAATCCTCTGGTATCATTCACATCATTCCAAAACATCTCATAAGGATTGCCTAAGTAGAAGATTCGTCCGTCGTCTGATCGTGTATGGTAATGACCCGAAAATACCCGGTCGAACTTCTCAAATAGTTTGCCATCCATACCTTCTTCCATGATGTGGCCTCGATGCGCTCTAAATCCGTTGAGCTCAAGGTGCCCCATCGTGCACTTGCTATTCGATATTTTAATTGCGTTGATAGTATCCTCAAAATTTTCCGCATTGATCCAAGGAATAAACAATACATTTAAATTATGTATAGTAACTTCTGTTACTTTACTGTAAGTCTTAATATTGCTATATGTCTGCAGAAGAAGTTCTGGGGAATTTACATTATTTGTATTTTTATAATAGCAATCATGGTTTCCCACAATCATGTGAACATCGTATTTTTTAAGTCTATCAAATACTACACGTTTTGCCCACTCCAAACTTTGATAATCAATTGACTTTCGACTATCAAAAGCATCACCCATATGAATGACAGTATTGATTCCTTCTGCTTCTAAGGTAGGAAAGAAAACATCATCATAAAATTTTTCAAAGTAATCATGCAAAAACTTTGATCCTTTACGAGCACCATAGTGAGTGTCAGTGATGATGGCAACTTTCATCGATTACGATATTGAATATTATCCTTAATAGTATTATAGTCTGAACTGTGTCCAGAAAGCAAGCTGTCATCAACCATCATGACTTCATCAAATCCAGTCTTTTCAATAATCTTGGTCTTGATATCCAATTGCTTCTTCTCCTTCTGAATGCGTCTCAGGAAGGCATAGTGGATAATTTGAGTAAAGTATGCGAAAGGGTTCTTAGACTTCTCTGGATCGAAATTATGAATGTATTGGACACAATTCTCAATGCCATCGGAAATCATATCCTCACGGAACATGTAGTTCACAAAGTTGGGTTTGTATGAGAGATGTGTTGCGATCTTCAGAAAACACTCACCAAGATAATTTGGAATTGGTGGTTTACCATCCCACTGCTTTCCTCTTTCTTGTTTTGGTTGCTCTGTGAGATCTCTATTGAAAGTCTCTAAGTATGATCTTTCTACTCTTGTTCGGTAGTTGATCATTGCTTCTAGCAACTCTTTGTTATTTACATAATGTTCTGATTTCTTCTTTGGCATAATTCATTACTCTTTATAATATAAGTTATTAAGATTATAGCACACTTTTATGGGCTTGACAGATATGCCGATAATGAGTAGACTACCTTTGTTAGGTTTGAAGGATAGGCTTTAGCTTTCTTTATTATCTTTAAGTTTATAGAGATCCTCTAGTTGTTTACGAGCATCTTCTACTGAAGAAACATATCCCATTTTCTTAGAAGGTTTTACTTTCCCTCTTTCATTCATTTGATTTGAATGATATGTATCAATAGAGTCTTCATCATCTTCTAAGAAGTTATTGTAGATATCAATTAACTTTTCATCTTTAGTTTCTGTAATAGTAATCAATCTATCAGGTTTTACAATAAAGAAATCATCAGAAGATAATTCCATCCATGATCTAACTTTTATATGCAATCCACGATTCGTATGAATCATTTTCATGGTGATTGGATTTTGCATGACAATAAGAGGATCTCCATCATTCTCATCAATAGAGACTAATGATAAAATCTCTTCACCCGATACTAGTTTTATGATTGCGTAAAATTCATCTCCCATTAGTTTTTCAGTGGTATGTTTACAATATCGTAATTAAAATTTTCTTCGTTATAAACTTTGATTCTTTCAATTAGATGATTAAGGGTATAATTTTTCCTGGATTTGTAGGATATATCGTCAGCGATATCATATAGAGTTGCTTTTGTTTTGTTATTGCCTTTTCTGAGGACTCTTCCAATTGATTGGAGATTACGTATTCTGGACTTAGAAGGAGAAGCAAAAATAACATTGTGGAGATTTTTAATGTTAATGCCTGTACTGAATGTTCCGTATGAAGCAACGATAATTGCGTTGTTTTCTTTTTCTGTAATCTCCCTTACTTTTTCTCTATCTTCTGTATCCACTCCACCATGAACAAAGAAAACATGACGATTATCCACCCTGTTGCTATTTATCATCTCGTAAAGTGGTTGCCCATGCCCTTCAACTCTGGCAAACAAAATCAAAGTATTTCCTTTGAGGTCTAGTGCTAGATTGCGAATAAATTTGTTTCGTCTTTCGTGATTAATGATATACTGGACTTCATCTTCAAAGGTTTCAAATTTATGTGCAGGGTGCTTTAGTAGAAGCACATTGATATCCAGTTTGGCAACATGTCCCTTTGCCATCAGTTCTTCTGTTCTGATGATCTTGTAGGATGGTCCAAACAATCCCTCAAGGACCCACTTATGCGTTTGAGTACCATCAAGTGTTCCTGTGAACCCATAACGGTACTTTGCATCTGCAAGTTTTGTCATTATAGATATTAATGACTTACTTTTAAACTGGTGTGCCTCATCTCCAACGACCACATTGAATCTTGAAAAGTATTTACGAGGTAGTTTGTAGATGGATTGCCAGGTAGTGATGATCACTTGAGAATTGGTTTCTCTCTCACGTCCCGCATAAATCTTGTGACAAAATGAACCTACGTCCCAACCATAGTCTGCAAAGTCTTTATACATCTGCTCTACAAGCGATGTCGTCGGAACGACTATCAGAGTATTTTGTCCTCTCTCAACATGATATCTCACAATCGAATATATCATCAGAGACTTTCCAGAAGCAGTTGGGGATATCAACAACCTTCTATTATGTCGTAGGGCGTCGTATACTCCCTCTACTTGGTAATCGCGTGGAGCATATTTAGAGATAGCAGTCATATAGTCTTTTACACCCTCTTTAGAGATCATTTCATTGACTTCAAAGGGAAGACCATAAAACTTGTTATTTACAAACTCATAACTATAACCATGATCATTACAAAACTGCGTGACTTTATCTAATAACCCAATATAGATTTCTCCAGTTTGAGTATTAAATAAACGAATTTTTCCATCCCAATACTTGTTACGGTATTGAGGCATAAATTTTGCACCAGGAACTTCAAAGGTAAACTGATCTGCTAACTCGTAGTAGATATGTGGTTCTGCTTTTACCTGAAGATATACCTCGTTCTTCTTAGAAATAATCAAATGAGACATACATATAGGTCAAACCTATAGGTATTTAGTTCATGTGTTCAAATTGATACTCCAAAAGAAGTTTATAAAAATTATCTCTCATCGCAATTAAATTTTGCTGCTCATCAGGATGTCCTCCAGACCATTTCTCAACTGCTTGACGTAACCCCTCATATATCAACTTTATTCCTCTATAATTTAATTCTATTGAGTAATAAATGTCTTCGTCCATTAGTTGAAGCCTGCTTGGAAACGATGCCACTCTATGGCATTCTTGATTTGGTAAGTTCTATTGGAAACATTCTTGATGATTTCTTCAAGAAATTTCAACATGGTATCATAGTATTTAATTTTCATACCAATAGTATTTAATTTCTCATCCGCCTCCATATACCGCTGTAATGCGTCTTTCTCTCTGACTTTATATGGGAATGGTTCTTCAGCGTAAACCTCCTGTGACGCCTTTCCAGAGTAATAATTATATCGTTCCAGTCTAACTTTATTGTGCGATTCTTTTGCCTTTTCTCTCAAGAGAGTGATTGTATTGTAAAGTGTATAATACTTCGAATGAAGTTGGGGAATTTTTA